CTCCTGGTGGCCCCCACAAATCGAGTTCGATCTCAAAGACCTCAACACCGTGGTCGATGTGATCGAAGAACAGAAGAAACAGCATGGCAAGCGTTAGCGCAAGAGTTGAAGTGAACGGCCTAGCCGACACGCTCAAAGTCCTGCGCCGCGTTGACCCTGAACTACGCAAGACGACGATTCGGCGCATGAAACTGGCCGCCAAGCCAATGCAGGCCGAAGCCAAGAAACTATTTCCCGACGCCTCGCCGCTGTCCGGCTGGGGAAACTGGCGCGGCGGCTACGACGGCCGCATCGTCAAACGCAACGTCAAAGTCGCGTTCAAGGGATCTAAAGCTCGCAACAGCGACACAATCCCTCTGCTTACGCTTCGCCAGACCAGCGCCGCCGGCGTCATCTTCGACATTGCTGGCCGCAAGAGCTCCGGCAACAGCCCGTCAGGCCGCGCCATGATCGCACGCCTCGACCGCTTTGCGCCGGCCTCGAGGGTGATGTGGCCGACCGCTGAACGCCACATGCCTGAAGTCGTGCAAGGCGTAAGATCAGCCATCGACGACATGTCCGAGATCATCAACCAGGAGCTGCGCTAGATGGCTATCAACGTCCCGATCGTTAGTGAGTTTTCGGACCGTGGCCTCAAGAAGGCCATGTCCGAGTTCAAGCGACTCGAAACGACCGGCCAGAAGACCGCGTTCGCCCTGAAGAAGGCGTTCGTGCCTGCCACCGCCGCGCTCGGCGGCCTCGCTGTAGCCGGCGCAAAGATGGTGGCCGCTGGCGAGCAAGCCGCGACCGCTAACGCCCGCATCGAACAGATCGCGACGTCGATGGGGCTGTTTGGCGATCAAACTCAGGTTGTCACCAGCCGCCTCGTCGATCTGGCTAACGAACAGGCCCGCCTCACCGGCGTCAACCAGAACACGATCAAAGAGTCCCAGGCGCTTCTGCTCACGTTCAAGGACATCGCGTCGAGCGCTGACGAGGTTGGAGGCGCATTCGACCGCGCCACACAGCTCACCCTCGACATGGCTAGCGCCGGCTTCGGCTCTGTCACCGACAACGCCAAGCAGCTCGGCAAAGCGCTCAACGACCCGATTGCCGGCCTGACCGCGCTTCGGCGTTCTGGCATTCAGTTCACCGAGGCCCAGCAGGACCAGATCCGCACTTTGGTCGAATCTGGTCAAACCCTTGAGGCTCAGAATCTCATCCTCAAAGAAATCGAGAACCAGGTCGGCGGAACCGCTGAGGCAACCGCAAACTCGACCGACAAGATGAAGGTCGCGTTCAGCCAGGCATCTGAGTCGATCGGTATGGCGCTCCTGCCCGCCGTCGAAGCGCTCCTGCCCATTGTAATCAAGTTCGCCGACTGGGCCAGCCAGAACACCGAAATCGTCATCGCTTTGGCTGCGGCCATCGGTGGCTTGTCCGCTGTCATTGTCGTCGCCAACTTCGCTATGAAGGCGTGGGCGGCAGCTCAAGCCATCGCCACCGCCGCTCAATGGGCCTTCAACGTCGCACTAAGCGCCAACCCGATCGGTCTTGTCGTAATCGCCGTCGCCGCACTTGTGGCTGGTTTGGTGATCCTTTACAACAAGGTCGATTGGGTCCGCGACATGTTCAAGCAGTTCCTCAAACCGCTTGAGAAAGTCATGGACGGCATCGGCTGGCTCGCCGACAAGCTCGGCCTCGTCTCCAAAGAAATGGACGACAACTTCACGCCAAGCGTCGACGAAGCCCGCAAGCAAGCCGGCGACATGTACGCCTCGGTTCGTGACGCCAACACCGGCCTCGACGAGCTTGACACGATCTCAGCAGACGCCGCCGAATCACAAGAAGACCTCGCCCAGTCCGTCAACGCTGTTTACGAAGAAGTCAAAAAGATCAACCCTGAGCTTGAGGCCATGTTCCGACACCTCGACACCCAGGATGACATGGAGCGACTTCGTGACAGTTTCGATCGGTACAACGAAGTCCTCGGCGATTCGACGGCCGACGTTCGCGACCTTGAGGAAGTTCAGCGCGAACTGACTCGCGAGATTCTGAACACGTTGGACGCCCACGGCCTGCTGAGCTTGGCGCTTCAAGACGAGCTGCTGATCAAAATCAACACCGGCCAACTTGATCGCGCCTATGACAGCGCTCTCCGCGTCTTGGACGCATTCCAGAAAGTGCAAGCAGTCAGCGCCGGCCGTGCACCAGCCTCAACCTACATTCCGACACCAAGCGAGCTCGACTTCCGTACTGGCAACGTTCAGACAATTGACATTCGGCCAACCGGAACCGCAACCCGCGATCTCACCAGCGGACAGCTCCAGAACGTCACGGTGAACGTTTCCACGATCAACCCGACTCAAGAAGTCGGCGAAGCCGTGGTCACCGCAATCCGTAACTACAACCGCACCAGCGGCTCAGCCCAAATCGGAGTCCTCCGGCTGTGACCGCCACCGTCGTCCAGTCGGGCGATTACACGCTCGAAATCGACACCGGCGCACCCGTCAGAGGGTTCCGGCTCGATGACGCCGTACGCGGCGTTCTAGACGGCACCACGTTCGTTCTGGACGGCCTTACCGACTTCGCTGACGTCACCGACGGCGTCAAAGGCATTCGAATCAAACGCGGACGCCGCGACATCTCCGACCAGTTCGGCGCCGGCACCATGACATTCGTCCTCGACGACACGGCCGCTGGCGGCGTATTCAACCCGTTCGCTACCGATTCACCGTACTACGACCCCGAGAACGACAAACCAGGACTCGCACCGATGCGACTGGTCCGTTTGTACCGTGAAGCCGAGCTGCTGTTCGTCGGCCGAATCATCGATTACGACTACAACTTCGCGCTCGACGGCGACGACACAGTCAGCGTCACCTGCGCCGACGATTTCTATCTACTGGCACAAACCGTCACCGAAACCACTTCACTATCAAAGCAGTTGTCTGGCGCCCGCATCAGCGCCGTTTTAGATCTGACTGAGGTCAACTATCCGTCCGGCGCGGCCCGCTCAATCGCCACCGGCACCGTCGAGATCGGCGGCGGCGGCGACTACAACCTTGAGCTGGGCCAAATCGTTTTGGACTACTTGCAGCTCGTCAATGACGCCGAACAAGGCCGGCTATTCATCGACCGTGAAGGCGTTCTGGTGTTCGAGAATAGGATCGGCGCCACGCTGTCCGCACCTGTCGCCAGCTTCCATGACGACGGCACGAACTATCCGTACCGAAACGTCGACATTTCGTTCGGAGCCGACAAAGTCGTCAACCTGGTCTATGTGTCCACGCTGAACAACAAGTCCGGCACCGCTTCTGACGCCACCAGCCAATCCGAATACTTCATTCAGTCGCTAGCGGTCACCGGCTCCATTCTTGACACCGACGCGGCCGCGCAAGATCTTGCTGACTATCTGCTCAACCCTGAACCAGAGCCGACGTTCACCGCGGTCGAGGTCGCGTTCTCGCAGCTCTCTGACGCGCAACGTGACGTTGTTGCCACGATCGACATCGGCGACACCATCAGCATTGAGAAAGAGTTCATCAACGGCGCGTCGACGACGCAGCTCGCCCAAGAACTCGCGGTCGAAGGCGTCGAACATTACATTGACTACGTCGGCGGACATGTCGCCCGTTTTTACACAAGCCCCACCACTATCGTTTACGAACTGATCCTTGATGACGCTGTCTATGGTGTGCTCGATGGATCGAATGTTCTAGGATGATGAGCGTCTATGGCTGAAGGCTTCAACGACTTCACCGCCGGCCAAGTGCTCACGGCCGCGCAGGTCGACGATTATCTGATGCGTCAGATGGTTATGCGCTTTGCTGATTCCGCAGCTCGCACGACAGCGCTCTCAGGAGTGCTTGTCGAGGGCATGGTCAGTTATCTGAAAGACACCAACGCCGTCGAGGTGTATGACGGCTCGAGCTGGGTAGGTCTCTAATGGCTGAAGGATTCTTCGACTTCACACCTGGGCAAGTGCTCACCGCCGCCCAGGTCGACGACTACCTCATGCGGCAGGCTGTCATGCGCTTCGACGACGCCAGCGCCCGCACCACCGCGCTGTCCGGCGTCCTCGTTGAAGGCATGATGAGCTACCTCAAAGACACCAACGCTGTGGAGGTTTACGATGGCTCCGCTTGGGTTGGTGTCGGAGGCGCTGGCATTGCCAACTTCACCGATACTGCGACCGGCACCTATTCCAGCGGCGGCAAGAACTACAAATACATCACGTTCACGGCGTCCGGCACGATCACGTTCGACACCGCCGGACTCGCCGACATCCTTGTTGTTGGCGGTGGCGGCGGAGGCGGACAGTTCTCAAGCGGCGCCGGAGGTGCTGGCGGCTACCTCGAGGTCACCGGCGCCTACTTTGACGTCGGAACAGTAACCGTGACAGTTGGAGCCGGAGGCGCCGGCGGACCGGCTGACTCAAACGGATGGAACTGTGGCGGCAATGGTTCAGCCTCGCGCGTCGGCCCCTTTTACGGCGTCGGCGGCGGTGGCGGCGGCGCCCATGCCGCAGGTTCAGCGACACGATCCGCAGGCTTCGCGGGAGGTTCCGGCGGCGGCGCCGGTAGAGGAGTCGTCGCAAACGGCGGCGCTGGCACACCAGGACAAGGCAACGACGGCGGCGCCAGTTCAATCTCTGGCACCCGCGGCGGTGGCGGTGGTGGTGGCGCTAGCGCAGTCGGCGCTGACGGCGCGTCAAGCGTTGGCGGCAACGGCGGCAACGGCAGCTCGTCAAGCATTGACAACGTCGCCACAACTCGAGCTGGTGGCGGCGGTGGCGGTACCCGCACCGGCGGCACCGCTGGGAGTGGAGGAACCGGTGGCGGCGGTGCAGGATCTAGTGACAACACAGCCGCAACATCAGGAACCGCAAACACAGGTGGCGGTGGCGGTGGCGCTGGCTACGCCTCAGGAGCTGGCGGCGATGCTGGATCTGGTGGTTCCGGCGTCGTAATCGTAAGAGTGGAGGTCTGATATGGCGCACTTCGCACGCATTGACAACAACACGGTCGTCGAGGTCATTGTCATCAGCGACACCGACTGCCCAGACCCTGCACCCGACAACGAGCAACAAGGGCAGGCGTTCATCGCTGACACTCTTGGCCTTCCAGGAACGTGGCTGCAAACCTCGTACAACGGCAACTTTCGAGGCGTCTACGCAGGAATCGGTTACACCTACGACTCAGCCCTTGACCAGTTTCTGCCACCGCAGGATGATCAGCCATGATCATCACTAGCGACGACGCCAAGACCCTCGGCCTAGCCGTCGTTCTTAGCGCTGTCGTGATCTTCTGTCTTTGGATTGGACTCGACCAATGAACATTGTCAACCCGTCAAAAGCAATGATCGCTCTCGTCGCCCTGGTATGCGTCACGATCCTGCTCGCCACGAACAGCGTCGACCAGTCAGCCGGCACCGGCCTGATCGGCATGATCGCCGG